CTGGTGAATTCTCACCGTAATTGCCATTATTGTTCTTTTTCTTAGCTTTGAATGGCGGCGGCTTAGTCCCGCGCTTACGAAGAGTTGTTGTTTCCATTTCATTCATCTTCGGAGGGAACGCCATCTTATTTTCCTTTATGAAAGCCCTTTAGGGTTTTGGCTAACGCTACTCGTCTTCGAGTCGTCGGATCACCGCTCTTGGCGGCTTTAGCTAATTTTTTAGCCGGAATCTTTTGCCCTTCAGGGACACCCAGGGTCCTGTGAAGAGCCCCCGGATGTTTTATCGCTCCGGCTATCCATTTTTTTACCATTGTTAGACCCTGACCTACTGAATAGGATTTGCCCCGCTTCACAATAACATCTTTGCAGAACTAGCACCATATGAATTTTTTCATCCGCGCTTACCGCCGGTCTGTGATAAGCCAAAATACCTTTACCTCGGCATACATAACAATTCACGATACTTCCTTAATCTTGCACGCTATGCTTAATAACAGTTCTTCAGTAAGTTTACTATCAATAGGTAGCAATGCCAACTCTTTGTACAAAGGATTCGGTAAGTCACGCTTATTCATCCAAGGCTTTAAAAAATGCTTTTCTACACCGGCAAGCTGTAAAATCTTATCCCTGTTTTTAATCCTCATAGGAAACACTGTCGGGAACTCAGGGGTGAAGTCAATTATCTCATATTTAGAAAACAGGCGTTTGCACCTGTAATAATTGGCAAACCTCACATCCATTTCATGCCAAGTTAATGATGGGTGATAAAAAACGCCTGGGACTTCATTAATAGGTAGTCTGTAGGAGGAAATTACTGACGCCCCCTTTGCATTGGCAAACAGCCTTCTGAGACTGTTAAACCAAATTTGATTTCCATCCACATGTGAAAATGGGTAAGGAAACCAAACTGAATCCCGGATCACAATTGTGTTAGGAGGTGATGGCATACCAACTTTACATTCCCTACCAAAGTAATCTATAACATAGAATACTTTGGGATCATCACCTATAACTTTAGTTGCCCAACTAAGATTTGAGCCGATTTCGTAACATTCTACGTTGTCAATACCTTCTACAATCTTTTCTAAAACTGCATCATGTATAAAATCGGGTATATACCAAGTTCTATTCTTAAATACCTTGACCAAAAGCTCAACAACTGACAGTCCACGGTCCATATAGTAGTTGAACATTTCATTTCACCGCATGTATTTCTAAAAGTTTAACATCATCATACATATACGGTGCTACACTGAATTCAGTGAAGTTTCTAAACAAGTTCTTTATGTCGCCATCGCTTAAAAACCGTGCCTGTAAGTCAACTCCTTCAATAATATTGTTAAAAATCGCTTTATCGCACTCAATTGACGGAGTTATTGAGAAAAACTTCCCTCCTGGCTTAAGAACTTTATGTAATTCTGACATTATGGCATCAATTTTGTCATTTGGAACGTAACAAAGAGCACTTATGTCAATAATACAGTCGAAATAATCAGATTTAAGCGTAAGATCGGCTAAATCACCGCACGCAATTAGCGCCTCAAGGTTTTCTTTCTGAAGTCGCTGACGTAAACGGTCAGTAGCAATCAATGAACCATCAATTGCCGCAACACTAAAGCCTTCACGCGCCAGATACCACGTACTTGAACCGGCACCACACCCTACATCAAAGAATTTTATCGCCTTTCTATCAGGTTCTTTGTAGTAATTCTTAGCTATAAACCGTACCAATGCCGTATCTGGGTACGATCCCATAGCTTTCTTGGTGTAAATTTGATTCCAATCACTGTTAAATGCCATTTTAATACTTGAATGTCTTTTTTGGCTTTGGCGAACTAAAACCTTTTGGTCCTTTAGGCCCAACTGGTGCCATAGGTGGACCCATCATCTTGCTAGGCCGGGCTGTAGCTGCCGTCATAGACGTCATACCTTTAAACTGCTTAGCCTTCATAGGCAATTTTGGTGTAGTTCTTAATCCTCTTGGCATGATTATCTCCACAAAAATAAGCAGGTAGCCACCAGAGGGCTACCTGCTCTAGTATTTCAGTTGCTTGAGAGTTCAGTAATAGCCTGTTTTAGGCTTTCCCGCACACTAAGACCCTTTTGTGCGGAATCACGCCGGCTGATCTGCGCACCGGGTGCAGATGTGGTAAGACTGCCTGAAGCACGTTTTGCTTTATTAGCCCTATCTTGTTGGGCTTTGTAATCCGCTTCTGCCTTAGCTTTACGTGCCGTCTCTTGCTGGGTTTGATATTCCTGCCATACCCTAGCCCTTACGTCAGGCATGGCATGGATTGCCATCTCATAAGCTGCGTCAAGATCAACCTTGCCGTCTTTCAAAGGTACTGCCGCTTGCCCTGTTGAAGGATCAGGAGTCAATAAATGACCCATCATAACCCTAACTTCGTTAAAATAAGGCTTATCTGATGCCCAACGGTCTAACATTTCCTGAGTCTTAGCGGCGTTTTGCTCAGCAAAAGTCTGTGCCAGACCATTGAATTGATAACCAACTGCATTCTTCAGTTCAGCTAGTTCTTTCTGAAGATCGCTGATATAATTCTTGACTACTGGCGGTACGTCATCTTGGGCTTGCCCATTAGGCACTTGCCCATTAGCTTGCTGCGTTTGCTGCGTCTGAGTTTGTTGCTGCAAGAATTGGTATAATGCATTTGGATCGATGCCGTAAGCTGCCAAAAGGCGTGCCGGCTCATACTTGTAACTCTGTAAAAGAGCTGGGAAGGCTTGATCTGGGTTTTTGGCTAAAGCATCGAACCATGCAAATAGCTGTGAAACTGCCTGGGCTGGGGTCTTTTGAAACTGTTTGATAACTGGCGCATAAGGTGCAATAGCTTCATCAATTTCTTTATATTGAGTTTTAAGGGATTCAACCCCCTTTTGCATATCAGTTTCACGCTTAAGAACTTCCTTCTTTATGCGCTCAGGAAGTTCAGCCCATGATTCCTTAGCTTCCCTAGTCCAAGATGTAGGTGCTGTTTCTTCAGCGGCCTTCTTTTCAGATTTGCCCGTCCCAGCTTCGGTCTCAGGTGGCTCTTCTTCACGTACACGTTCACGAGGTCGCTCTTCCTGAGCATCATCCTGACGGGCATCATCAAACGTTTGCCTGATAGTATCCCTTACAGATGGTCTATCTTTCCGACTATCCCTATCTCTGTCACGATCACGATCACGGTCACGATCATAACCAAAATTATCGCGATCAGAACTTGTGTCAGCCTCCGGTGGTATGCGCGTGGTGGAGGTATCAACTTCTTGATTGAGGTCCATGTTCAACATTCCTTACCGACGAATTCCATTTCTAAGTTCATATATAGCTCGCCGTATATCATCACGGCGCTTGGCTCTATCCAAAGGTATTGGCTTTCGCGGCTTAAGTAAAGTCGGAATCTCTGATCCGTACTCTATACAACCTGCGGCCTTTGTGGCTTTTCTAAACTCTGACTTACTTTCATAATAATTGCCATCAGCCATGTGACGGGTAGAGTCCATAGTATCGCTGATAACATTGGCAGCACTATCAGTTTGATACTGAGGTTCCGCAAAACGTTTATCTACTAATTCACCATTTCTGATTACATACGTTGGCATTACGGAAATTCCTTATCTAGCTCTGACCTCATAACCGCTCCAACCGATCCACCATAATATTCTATGTCAGCTATTCCATGTATTGTTATCTGCTTTGTCTCGCCTTGATATTGAACCGTATAATTCATAGTATTAGTGTTTGGAACATACCATTCTGAAATGCTGTAGCCTATTGTGCCAAACTTTTTGTCACAGACAGTTTCCATTATTGATTTAAAAATGCTCATTGGCTTCTCGGCTTGTTGGCTGCACTCAATTTTGCCCTAGCCAACTTATGCTGCATATTGCCTTGTTCCATACTTCGATTATGTTCTACGCGGCCCTGCTCAATTTCATGCTGCTGTTGCTCGCGCTGCATTTGCAGATCTTGATCGTGTTGCTGTTGTTGTGCGTACAACTTTTGCTGGTCAAATAGACCTTGCTGATGCATCTTTTGCTGTTCTTGATTATGCTCCATGCCCATACTTTGTATATTATGGTCATGCTCTTCACGCTGCATCTGCATCTTTTGCTGATCCTGCGCATGTTGCATATGCATACCCTGCATATCTAAGACTGATTTATGTTGATCCATTACTGATTGTTGTTGTGCCGTATGTGCCTTTAACCCTTCAGTCTGGAGCTGGGCTTGTGCTTTCATCTTTTCAATTTGAAGTCGGATTAATTCAATTTCCATCTCCATATGACGCATCTGCATATCAAGCTGTTTCTGCTGTGTATCGGCTGCCGAATTCTGTAATTCACCCTGATTTTCAATATGCTGCCGTTGGACCTCAGCCTGGGCTTTCTGTTGGTCACTTTGTATCTTAAAATGCTGCCCTTGAATATCGGCCTGGGCTTTCATCATATCGGCCTGGGCTTTCATTTGCATCGGATTTGGCATCTGTTGTGCCATCTGTTGGTGCATCTTAGCAGCTACCACAGCCTCATCACAGAAATCCTCAATGGCTTGTTCTAACTCGCGTCCGATGTTAAAACCTCTAACTCCAAATTGGAGGAATTTTCCGAGCAATGGTGTTGCTTGAGGCAATTGTGCACCAATCACCATGCTCTGTTGAAGAAACTGGGTGACTGATGCTATAAATGCTGTTCTGTCAGCCTTTTCCTGTTGAGTGTCAGCATATATTGTCGACTCAACTTCAATTTCAACTCTAAACCCTAATAATTTCTCATCCCTAATAAGGCGTATTGATCTGGCAATTCTTTCAAAGCCCTGTATTTTATCTATTAGTTCAGTAGGCAGACCTGGGTTTGAAGGTGCATTATTAGGGGGCATACGTCCCTGGAAGCCAAAACTTGGCGCGGCAGGTGGCGTTGGCCTAGCTGGGAGACCTGGAATAGGTGGCGGTCCAGGGGGCTGAGCACCTGGAATTGAGGGCATTCCTGGGGTAAGGCCAGTTGGCGGCATTCCTGGCATTGGCGCACCGGGCATACCTCCTGGGGGCATGCCCCCTGGCATTTGAGGCATTGGACCTGGGGGGACTGGACCGGGCGGCCTTGGTGGTACGCTGCCTGGACCTACACCACTGCCACCCGGTCCCCCTGGCACGGAGGAGGTGCCAATCAAACCTGACGTTGGATAACCGCCTTGACCTTCTGTCACAGGTCCAGAAGGCAAATCCGTCTGAAGTAACATATCATGTGTAGCTACATCCATAGTGCCCAGACCTTGCTCATAGAGAGCCCCAGATACTTCTATGAGCGATTGAGCACTGAAATGCCGACACATGATATCGGCCATGATCTTCAACACGTCACGTGCAAATCTGACAACTTCATTCTGACGCGCTTGAAGCCTTGTACCTGAAGCATTTGATTTAAGACGCTGCCCACCCAAAGTTTCACGGGCGTCAGTCGTTCCACGCATAATATCGTTAATACCAGTAAGGCGGTCCATCTCAATAAGAGCACGTTCTTTTATTTTAGTAAGCTCTTCAATAACTCCCATTATTTCTTTAAGCGGAATAAAACTGAGGTTACCGGCTATACCGCCTTTCTCAGCAAAAGCTGCCCAGTCATCGACTGGGATCATTTCATTTTCAACAGACTCATTAAATAACCGTTGGATACCTTTAGCTGCCGAATTGTAAACACCGGCAACTTTACAGGCTTTAGCTAACATAGAAATGCGCTGGGTTAATTCATCTATCTGAATTGCCTGGTCTTGATACTGTATAAAATCAGGCACAGGTACCAGAGTATTATTAGTAGGGTTAGCGTATAAGGGTTTGGGGCATGGAAAGAAAGATTCAAGTTTGAGGGGATCGTCTTTACGGTCACAAAGGTAATGATACCCTTCAGCAATCCATACGACTTCTTCTTTGGTTCTATCCCATATTTCAAATATCTGTGCTTTTTCCTCAATCGCATGGCCATGCGCCGAATCCTCCTGGCGGCGAGTCCTGCGATCATCCTTCTGAAAAGGTATAGCTCGGCCAATTTCATCGCCAAACCTCCTCTTCATTTGCTCACGAGTCATATAAACCCGCTTACCTACAGCAGTAACTTCCTTCCATATACGTGCTTTTGATGGGAATGTATAAAAGTCAGTCCATTGAATGTAATCAACAGGTGTTGATTCCCGTGTTACTCGGATGCCAGTTTCCCTTAATTTTTCTTCCTCTTCAGATTCATCAGGGGATTCAATCGGACCTTGAGAATCGGTCTGATCCATTTCATCATCAGTTGGAATTGATGACCCTTCACCAAATTCAGGTTCGTACCTTACCCAAACTGAACCAC